CTGTTAAAGTTATCAAAGAACCAGTCATCACTGTTTATAAGTATGAGCGTGGCGCTGACGTAACTGAAACTGCACTAACTGACACCGAGATTTCTCTTGTTGTTGATACTGCGAACGCATTTAAGTTCGTTGTAGATGACATTGAAACTTCTATGTCTCACGTAAACTTCAAAGAAGTTGCTGCTTCATCTGCTGCTTACGCTCTGCGTGACGCATTTGATGCCGGTGTAATTGCTGCTGGCTTTGCCGGTCTATCTGCTTCAGCCCCTAACCACGTTTTAGGTGCTGATGATGATACTACTGGTACTGTAGTAGGAACATATGACGAAGCTAGTAAGTCTATCAACTTGCTTATCAATGACCCACTCGACGTACTTGCTCACATGGCTAAGCTGCTTGATGAGCAGAATGTACCTGAAGAAGGCCGTTGGGTAGTTGCACCACCTAGCTTCTACGAGCAGTTGTCTAAGTCAGGTTCTAAGCTTTTGTCTGTTGACTTCAATGCCGGTCAAGGCTCCATTCGTAACGGTCTCGTTACTTCTGGTAAGCTACGTGGCTTCAGCATGTACAAGTCTAACAACATTGAGGCAACCGCTGCTGCTGACGGTAAGCTTCTTGCCGGTCACATGTCAGCTATCTGTACTGCACAGACTATCACTAGCACTGAGGTCATTCGCGACCCAGATAGCTTTGGTGACATCTGCCGTGGTTTGCACGTATACGGTGTTAAGGTTTTACGACCTGAAGCTCTCGTTGGCGCATTCTACAGCTTAGCAGTTGGCGCATAAGTAGTAGTAACAATTAAGTGCGGGGGCTGTAAAAGGCCCCCAATCTTTTAACAAATTCAAAGGCTAAATAACCTATGGCAACAACTTACCTAGACTTAACCAACGAGCTTCTCCGAGAGCTGAACGAAGTACCGCTTGAATCAGGCAACTTCTCTACAGCTATTGGCGTACAGGCGCACGTTAAAGATTCTCTGAACAAAGCATACTTTGATATTATTAATCAAGAACCTCAGTGGCCTTTTTTATCTGCCGGTGAAAGCGGTGAAGTTGACCCTATGTACGGAAACGTATACGTAGAGACAGTTGCAGGACAGCGTTATTATGAGCTAAAAGCTTCTAGTGATTCCCTCGTTACCGATTACGGTTCAGTTGATTGGGATAACTTCTATATTACTACAGTAGGCGTAACAGACGAAACTGCACCTTTTACAGGTACTAACTTACGCTTTACAACCACCCAAGAGTGGAAAAGCTTTCGTCGCATCGGAGAAAACTTAGACGATGCAGACACACAATCATACGGCTCACCTGACCGAGTTATACGTAGCCCAGACGCACGTAAGTTCGGCCTAAGCCCAATCCCAGATAAAGTATACCGTGTATGGTTCTATGCTTACAACCTCCCTACAAAGCTTGTAAGCTTCGGTGACGAGATTGTATTCCCAGAGATGTACTCTGTTGTATTGTTAGCTCGTGCTCGATACTACATCTGGCAGTTTAAAGACAACCCACAAGCAGCAGCATTCGCACTAGATGATTACAAGAAAGGACTCGACAGTATGCGCTCTAACCTTATTGAGCCTACTCCCTTCTACATGACTGATGACAGAATGAGATTCGTATAATATGGCAGCTTCCCAACCGTTTGGTTTCTCATGTAAAGGTGGTTTAAACACCAACATCAGTGAGATTGAAATGCTCAAGCAGCCCGGTATCGCCACAGAGTTGATGAACTTTGAGGTTGACCCCGATGGCGGCTATCGTCGTATCAACGGCTTTACAGACTTTGGTGGCGGCAGCGCCGCAAGACCTAACAGCACTGCTGCTGTTTTAGGCATTAAGACTTATGCAGACGGAGTAATCGTTTGCAGCGGAACAAACATCTACTTCAGCAATGACGGCGCAACTTGGTTACAAATTAATAGAAGTGGAGTACACGGTAGCGGCGATGATTTTTCAACATTTTCAGGTCGTTCAGCTCTTGCACGTACAGCCCAAGGCCAGTCTTCTATTTCTATTTTTGAAGGAAGTAAGTCTATATACGGCGAAGTAGTTATATGCGACGGAGCTAACAAGCCTTATTACTTTTACATGACAGGCGCAGGTGCTTTAAACACTCGTACATTCTTTGCTGATGAGATTACAGTCTCAAACACTGATGCTCCGTCAATAGGTACAATACATAATAACTTCTTAGTAGTCTCAGGCGTAGCCGCAAAGCCAAACACAGTTAGCAACAGTCACCTCTTAGAAGTAGATAACTTTTCAGGTACAGGCGCTAATCAAGTAGTTCTTTCTGATAAAGTAGTAGGACTTAAAAGCTTCCGAGGCGATTGCATTATCTTCTGTCAAAACAGCATCCATAAGTTTGTAAACATGGAAGACAAAGCAAACGCAGCTATTGTTCCTATCACTAAGAACGTAGGTTGCTTAGACGGCAATAGTATTCAAGAGATTGGCGGCGACTTAGTGTTCCTAAGCCCAGATGGTATCCGAACACTAGCAGGCACAGCACGTATTGGCGATGTTGAGTTGACTTCTGTAAGTAGAAACATCCAACGTGTTATAAGTGAAATTACACGCAGCATTAATACGTTTACCATTACAAGTGTTGTACTTCGCTCAAAGTCTCAGTATCGTTTATACTACAACAACTCAAGCAATGGCCCCGCAGTATCTAAAGGCATTATCGGAACATTCACAGGCCAAGGCTTTGAGTGGTCAGAGTGTCAAGGCATTGAAGCTCCTGCAATCGACAATGGCTTTCTACACACAGGTGTTGAGCAGATTGTACACGGCGATGGCGATGGATATATTTACAATCACGATACCGGTAACGCTTTCATCCACGCAGGCTCAGCAGCTAACGTAAATGCAAGATACCAGACACCTTACTTAGACTTTGGTGATATGGGAACTAGAAAAACTTTACAGTATGCTAAGCTTTCTATGACTCCCGACAAGTTTGCAACGGGCTTTGCCCAACCTAAACTACAGGTTCTTTTTGACTTTGAAGATACAAACATTCAACAGCCTCCAATTTATCAACTTCCTATCGTTCGCTCAGCGGCGGAGTTTGGTCTTAGCTTGTTTAACGCTTCTTATTTTGGCTCAGCAGACAACCCACTTATACGACAAACAATTCAAGGTAGCTTCTACTCTAGTAATTTCAAGGTTAGCAGCGAAGACCAACTTTCACCGTATACCATCAACGGTTTATACTTAAACTACGTCCCCGCAGGCAGGAGATAGACAATGGCAGGAACAAGCTATACACGACAAAGTACAATTGCAGATGGTAACATCATCTCTGCGTCTCTTTTTAATAATGAATTTAATCAGATTCTTAATGCTTTTGCATACGCAAGCACAGGTACTACAGGACATCAACACGATGGTGGTGCAGGAGAAGGCGGTAACATCGCTAAGATTGGCGACCAAGACTTTCTAAATAAAATTGAAGTCAGCGCAACGAACAATCGCATTGAGTTTTATGCTGAAGTAGGTGGCTCCCCAGTAGAGCAAGTACGCATTCAAGACGGAGCCATTGTTCCTGTAACTGATAGCGACGTAGACCTCGGTACAACTTCTGTACGTTTTAAAGACGCTTTTGTAGACAGCGCAACTGTAACAGGCGCAGTAAGCGCAACAACTGTTACAAGCTCTGGAACCACAAACATTGTAACTGGTGTGGTTACAGGCGACCTTACGCTTACTGGTGCTGATTACAATATAGTTTTTGATGCAAGCGCAAGTGAGTTAAAGTTTAATGATAACGCTGAACTTTTAATAGGTACAGGCAACGACCTTAAAATTTATCACGACGGAAGCAATACCCGTATTAGAGAGCAAGGGGTAGGAGGTTTGTACATAACCGCAGACAGCTTTACGTCTTTTGGAAGCTCTAACGGCGCACAAAGCTTAATAGTTAATGCGTCTCTTGGTACGCAATTTCTCGCGCTGGGCAATTCAAAAATGATTGTTTCTAATAGCGGCGTAAGCATTCCAGACAGCGTTAAGTTAAACTTCGGTGCTGATGACGACTTACAAATTTATCACGACGGAAATGATTCACGAATCACAGACACCGGCACAGGTAATTTATATATAGTTGGCTCTAGCAATATTAAACTACTTTCTGCTCAAACTGAGTATGCTTCGTTTGGAACTGCCGTGGAGCTGAGATATAACAACTCCAAGAAGTTTGAAACAACCTCTTCAGGCGTAGCTATTTCAGGTAATGCTGCTATTACTGGTGCAGCAACTGCACAAGTATTTAGTGCTAATGCCAATATTGACACCCCTACCCTTGAAGTAACTACACTTAAAGCTCGTGATGGTTCAGCCGCAGGTTCTATTGCAAACTCCACAGGCGTTGTAACCCTTGGTAGTGCTATACTTACCACTGCTGATATTAACGGCGGTTCAGCGGATAACGTAGTAATCGGTGGCTCTACAGCCGCAGCGGGTACGTTTACCACTATTAACGGCACTACTTCTACTGTAACAACTTCAAACGCTACAACAGTTGATACAACTAATCTTGAAGTTACAAACCTCAAAGCTAAAGATGGTACTGCCGCAGGCTCTATTGCAGACTCTACAGGTGTTGTAACTCTTGCAAGCTCCGTACTGACTACTGCTGACATTAATGGTGGTACAGCAGACAACGTAGTAATTGGCGGCTCGACAGCAGCAGCAGGTACATTTACAACCGGAACAATTGCTACAGCAGACATTAACGGTGGCGCAATTGACGGTACAGTTATTGGTGGCTCTACAGCAGCAGCGGGTAACTTTACTACTCTTGGGGCTACTGGTCTTATTAGCGGCGGCGACCTTGCACTGACTGATTCAACTCCTAAAATCCAGTTTAACGACACTGACGGAACAAACCAAAAAACTGAGCAAGCACAGGCTGGCGGTTCTTTTGTAACTACAGTTAGAAACGACACTAACCATGGTGTAATTGACTTTAAATCTAACAACGGAACAAACAGCCTGCTTAGATTCCGAGTAGCTGCTGACGGCGATTTTAACTTCTATGAAAATAATGGCAGCACTGTTGGTGTTAAGTGGGATGCGCCTAACGGACGTTTAGGTATTGGCACAACAACTCCTAGTACTACTCTTGATGTTGTAGGTAAAATTGAAACATCTGAGGGAATTTACTTAGGCGGCACAGGAGGAGCACACCTTCTTGACTATTACGAAGAAGGCACTTGGACACCAGTTTTTAGGGACGAAGAAACAGGCGGTAATGTGGCCACAGGGCAAGCGTTCAATGGAAGTTACACGAGAATCGGAAATGCATGCACTTTGCATATGCGGATTATCAATCTAGACCCTGACACTGATGTGACCGGCACAAACAACGTCTATATCACTGGTTTGCCATTTGCTGCCTCTGATGAAAATAGCAGCTATCGCTACATGGGTTCTATGGAAAGTACTCGTATTTCCTACAGTGGTTCTATACAGCCAAGAATCACAGAAAACACCAACTATATGGTAATTAGCAAAACCAATCAAACTGGTTCGACTACCGCTTTGCAATGGGACGATATTTCAGACATTTATTCTGACATGTATGTTTCAATAACTTACACAGTATAAGAAATTAACTTAACCATACGCCCAGTGGATGCTGGGCATAGACAGGAATATATATAATGGCATTAGAAAAAGTAATTACAGAAGATAAGATTGAAATTGTTGGCAAGTTTAAGGCCGTACAGGTACGCACCAAGACAGCAATCACTGATGATGGCGTTGAAATCTCTTCAGGCTACAGCCGCAAAGTAATTTCAGCGGGTGACGACTATAGCGGTGAGTCAACTGAAGTACAGGGTATCTGTGCAACAGTACATACAAGCGAAGTGGTTGCAGCTTACGCAGCTTACCTTGAAACTTTAGAAGACTAAGGAGTAATCCATGACCGTTGAAGAAGGCAAAGAAGTAGTAGACATTGCAGCAGCATCCACAGGTGTTATGGCCTTAGCAGCTTGGCTTCCGCCTATTGCTTCTGTCTTCACTATTGTATGGTTAGGGATTAGAATTTACGAATCTGAAACAGTTCAAGGTTTAGTAAAAGGGAAAAATAAATGAGTAGAGCGAGTAAGTATTTACGCAAAAAGTTAGCTGAAGGTGGTCAAATACCTGACCTTGGTGCAAAGCTAGGAAAATTAAAAAATCCATCTAAGCTAGACCCAAACATTCCACAGAACACTGGAATTGCTGGTGGCCTTCTGGCTCAACAACGTTCGGAAGAAGATAAAGCTAAGCAAGCTGAGTCACTCCAAAACAAAGCAGCAATTTTTCAAAAAGGTATGGCAACTTTTAAAGCTCAGAATCCTGAAGCAGTCTCTACGCCAATACCTCAGCAAAAACAAATTCTTCCAAAAGGTGACGCGCAGCAACTGCAACAACTTCAACAAAGAAAAACTTCTAACTCTAACATGGCAGCTCAAAACACGCCAGAAAAAATTAGGGAAAGAATGGGCGCAACTAAAGAGCAGTATGAAGAGTTAATGAACGTACAGCAAAATGCTGATAAGGTGATGAAAGGCACAGAGTATCAGAACTTATTAAAAGCTAATCAAGAAGCGCAGGGCAAAGACCCTCAAGTTCTAGCAAGGCTGGAAGAAATTAACAAAGGTTTTAAAGCAGAGCAAGACGCTATTACTTCTAAATTTAGTCCTCCTGAAGCTCAGCGTCCAGACGACGGTATGCCACCGTGGATGACAAACAAACAAAAAGCAGCACTGAAGCAAGTCAACACAGAAAATCAAGCTACAATGGAGTCTCCTGAATACCAAGAAGCTTTACAGAAATTTGAAGCTTCTAAAGGCCAAGACTCAGAAGCTAAAGCGTTGCTAGAAAAACTAAGCGGCGAAATGACGGCAAAACAAAACGCTGTTGCGCCACAGCCTCGATTTACAAAAGAATCTTTGATGGGCAGTCAAGGCCAACAACTACAAGGCGCTGCTCCACAGCGCATGGCTGCATCGGCAGTAAGTCCTGCTACTAGGCCACCAAAACCAAATTCTGCTGATTACCCGCTCGGCGCAAGAGACCCCGGCTACAGTGCTGCGATGGCCGAACACAACACTTGGACTCCGCCTGAAGACACTTCTACTCCTACTACTCCTACTACTCCTACTCCAGTGGCTAATGACGAAGGAATAAAGGATACAGACTCAGCACCTACAATCCCTTCTTATGACCCAGATGATTTTGAAAACGCAGTAGACTTTAAACCTACCGGAACTGCAATGCCTTCTTATCAAGGGCCGTTTGGAAGCCCCGGTGAAGGCGCCCAATCAATAAGAGGTTTTACAGATTACTTTGACATGGACGGCGATGGTAAAGTAAGTATAGTGGAAAGAGACCATCAAAGAAGTATTATTAATGGAACACAGATTGACCACGAAGCTCCTTTACAGTTTAAAGACACCGCAGGTAAGCCAGACAGAACTCAAGGACAGTTTAAAAATCTGTCCGACGAAGAATTTGAAGCTGCCTTTGACGACTGGACAGTTAGAAACGACGAATATCAAAGGAAACAAGAAGAAACGTATGACTTTGTCAGAACTTGGCATAACAGGGGCGGAGCAGAAGAAGGAAACACAAACAACCAAACAGACAATCCTGTTGACGGCGGAAGTAGTGATAATAATAATGCTGGTGGTGATGATGATAATACTGGCGGTGGTAATAACAACAATAGCGAGAATGATGATATGTCGAATCCTGAGCAAGCAGAAGGAAAGGTTGATACAACTGAAGTAGATACAACTACAAAAAAAGACTCTAGTGGCGCTCCTATAGGCATAGAGCAAACTGGCCCGACAGTTACTGCTCCTACTGTGGGGGTTGAGAAGGTTATTGGCGACAAGCCTAAAGTTAGTGACTTTTCTGGCCCCGGTGGTGGTAAAGCATTTGAAATGGCTACTGAAAAATACAACGCAAAACTTGCCGAAACAACGTCATCCGACGCTCAGATTGAAGCACTCGATGACGCTGTAGCAATAGAGCGAACAGAAGACGACAAGGTTTCACCTACAGAGATTGTTGCGGCTCAAATGGGAGAAAAGCCTGTTGAGCCTAAGGCTTCTGACTTTATGAAACCGGGCGGTGGTGGTGTAGATTCCATAGCTTATGGCACTGCATTACAGCAGTATGAAAAAAATATGGCGACGTGGTCATCAGGTAACGCTGTATCTGCTCCTACAGAAAGCACAGCCGCTGAAATGACGGCTTCTACAATAGGCCAAGAGCTTCCTACTAAACCTATAAGTACGGACTTCGGAGCAGATGAAGAAGGCCGAAGAAAATACCAAGCGGCTCGTGAATCATATACCGTTCAAATTGAAGAGTTACGAGGTGAAGAGCGTCCAAGATTTAAAGACTTTGACGGAAACCGAGAAGCTTATAACCAAGCTTTAAGAGATTTCCAAGAAGCCCCGCTTCCAGTTACTGAAGAAGTTAAAGCAGCTCAAGGAGAAGTAAGCGAAAAAGCTACAGCAGCAGTAGACGACGCTGAGCTTACACAAAAAGCCGAAGCTGCTAAAAGAAACACGGATGCTGAAGAGGCTGCACTAGCTGAAGACGAAATAGTTTTTGATGTTAATAAAGACTCTTACGTAAGCAAAGTGACTGGCAAAGTAGCTACCGTAGAACAAACAACAGCAGCCGAAGCTAAAGAACGTGAAGCTATTGTAGGCGAGCCTGCCACCGGCGAAGCTGCTGAAATTATGAGCATGTATGACTATAATCAATCTCAGAAACGTGCAATACAAGGTGCAGACGCTAAAAAAGCAGCAGTTAAAAAACTTAAAGCTGCTGGTTTATCAGACGAAACAATTGCTCAGCGTCTTGCTGACGAGCCTAATCTTATTGCAGATGAAATGGAAGACCTTCCTGAAGATGTACGTACTACACTTTCAGGTCTTCCGAAAGAAGCATTGATTGATGTACAGATGGAATCTCTTATGTCTGGCATGGAAGACGGTGAAGTTCCTGCATGGGCTAGACCAGCTCTTGCTAAAGTTGAAGCTAACTTAGCTAAACGAGGAATGACTGCTTCTAGTGTTGGGCGTGATGCTTTGTTTAATGCTATTATTCAAAGTGCTATTCCAATGGCTCAGGCAAACGCTTCTGCTATTCAAGGTGCTACAGCTCAAGACAAACAGATTGCCGCAGACTTCTTAGCTAAAAATGCAGGCTTTGAGCAGCAGATGAATTTAGCTAACCTGTCTAATGACCAGCAAATGCGACTAGCTAACTTAAGTGCTAAGAACCAAGCAGCTTCTGAAAATCTTAGCAACGCTCAACAAACAGAACTAGCTAACCTTAACGCTACGCTTCAAACTAACTTACTTCAAGGTAAGATTGCAGCAGACATGGGCGTTGCTCAGCTAAACGCTGACCAGCAAAGAGCAGTTGTAAATGCACAAACTAATGCCGGTATGGATATGGCTAAGTTTAATGCAGAGCAACAAGTTGAATTAACTAACAGCAAATTCATGCAAACAATGGTATCTAATAAGTTTAACGCTGACCAACAAGCAGCTATGCAAAATGCAACCGCTATGGCTTCTATGGATATGGCGAACCTTGACAAGAATACTAAGCTTGCAGTTACAAACGCACAAGCTTTCTTGCAGATGGACATGGCTAACTTGAGCAATGAACAGCAAGCAACAGTTCTTACAGCACAACAGCGACAGCAGGCTTTGTTAAGTAATCAGTCAGCCGAAAACGCAGCAAAACAGTTTAACGCAGCTAACCAACAACAAGCTGACCAGTTTATGCAAAACTTGGGCGTACAGGTTGAGCAGTATAATGCGACAGCTAACTCAGCTAGAGACCAGTTCAACACTACTGAAAAGAACCGTATTGCAGCTTTAAACGCAGGCAACGAGTTACAGGCTCAGCAGTTTGAAGCTCAGCTTGATACAGATATTGCAAAGTTCAACGAACAACAAGACTTTCAGCGTGACCAGTGGAACGCTTCAAACGCACAAGCAGTTGAGCAGTCTAACGTTCAATGGCGCAGACAAGCTAATCTGGCTGACACAGCAGCTCAGAACGCAGCAAACCAACAGAATGCTCAGATAAGTTATAATCTAACCTCTCAAGAACTTACTCAGGTCTGGCAGCAGATGCGTGATGAAGCTGCTTATATTCGCCAGAGTTTTGAAAACGAAGAGCAGCGTAAAGCTCAGCTACTCGCTACAGCTATTGGTAATGAAAAATTAGCCGAGAAATTTGATAAAGGTTCGAATCAAGCAGCTTGGCTTTCGGAAATTTCAAACGCAATTAATTAATAATTAAGGGTAATAAAAATGGGTATTTTTAGTAAAGCGTGGAAAAGCGTTAAAAAAGGCTTTAAGGGTGCATTTAAAGGCATCAGCAAAGGCATCAAGTCAGCTTTTAAAAAGTTTGGCAAGTTCATGGGCAAGATTGGTATTGTAGGCCAGCTCGCAATGACGTTTATCTTGCCGGGGGTAGGAGGTGCTTTAATGGGCAAGCTTGGGGCAGGGGTTGGTAAGCTTACAGGTGCGCTGGCTAAAGGCGGTAAGATTGCTCAAGCCGCCGGTAAAGTTCTTGAAGCCGGTGCAAGCTTTGCAAAAGCAGGACACTCAGCTTTTAAAACAGTAACGGAAGGCATCGGTAATTTCATAGGCGAGTTTTCTAAAACTGCGCTAAAGAAAATTCCCGGTATGACAAAACTTGCACCTAGCCTTACTTCAGCTAGTGACACTTTTTTTACTAAAGCTAATGTAATGGTAGACGGAAAGATGGTTAGCAAAAGTGCTTGGAGCGCAGTGCAGGATAGTGTAGTAGCTAACGCTAGTAATGTTACTGCTAATTTTCAAGCAGGACTACAAAACCTTGGCGGTGCAGGTAAAGTGTTTACAGCTTCAGGCGCTAATGCGGTTGCAGCATCTAAAGCTATTGTAGGCGCTGGTGGTGCTAATATACCCGGTGCTACGGCTGAATCTTCAAGTCTGTTGGGCGACCCAAGCGCAGTCAACTCAACAGCTCCTTCTGGAGTAATGAACATAGGAGATATAAAAGGAGCTGTAACTAATGTAAATACTGACAAAGGTTTCTTTGAGTCCTTTGGCAGCGGTGCTGGTGGAAGCACTACTACCCCTACTAAAGTATTTACTAAAGCAGGTTATGACGCATCAGGAATGAGAATTTCTAATAAAAGCTTACTATCTAAAGCAGGCGACTTTGTTACAGGCTTGCCCGGAGAAGCTGTAGACTATGCAAAAGAAGAGTACACTAAGTTCCTTGATGGTCGTTCACTTGGTAGAGCAGTAGCTGAAGAAACCGGCGATAAGGCTGTTGACATGGTTACAGACACACTTGAGCGAGATGTCAAAACCCGCCTGTCTCAAGAGGTAGGAATTGTAGAAGTTCCAGAAGCTCCACAAAGTTACGGAACTTATGTAGCAGGCTACGAAGCCGCAGGCATACAAGATTATGGCTCTCCGCAAATCAATGACCGGGCAATGCAAATGTCTCTTAACCCTCAAGCGTTTTTACAACAGAACCCTTACGGTCATGGCGCTAATATTTATCAACAACAAATGAATGTCAAGTATGGAGGTACAGCATAATGGCTAAGGAAGCAACCGTAACGCCTGAAATTTATCGGGCAGAACAATCAAAAATGAATAGGGCTATTCCGGGTCAGTCGCTTACTAACGACCCGGCTAATCCAGCCCCTTATGAGCAAGCTCCTAAGTTTACAAATGTTCACGAAGCTAATGAATACTTCTGGGATTACATGACTGATGAAGAAATTTATCCAAAGCTAATGACCGCTTTAAGTAACGGCGTACCTGTAATGAAAATTGTTCAGGTAGTGTTGTTTAATGAGTTTCAGAAAGGACTTGTAAATCCTGATTTAATGTTAATGCTTGCAGAGCCTTTAGCTTATATGCTTATTGCACTTGCTGAACGTTTAGATATTGACATTGAAATTGATGGTGAAGGTGACGAGGAAGAAGGTGTCTTCGGTGTTCAGATGGAAGAAACTAAACTAGCAGAACTTCAAGCTAAAGCAAGCGGCGGAGGCTTTGCTGGGAACGGTGTGGTTACTGACGCAATGGCTGTTGAAATGGATGCGCTTCCTAAAATAGATAGTTTGTTATCAGCCCCTACCGAAGAAGAAGCTCCGGCAGAACCTGAAGCCCCTCAACAACCAAGCCTAATGGCTTCACCAGAAGGACAATAAATAATGAGTTCAACAGCATATGGCGAAAAGTTACTAGCAGACGTTCGAACTAGAAATGAAAAAATAAGCAGGCAGCGAGATAAGGAAGCTAAAAAAGACCAGTGGAAAGCGTTAGGAGTGAAAGCAGCTATAGGTCTTGCTGAAAACGTACTAACCTCTAAACACGAAAGCTTTATAAACCAAGAAGCAGCCTTTGCCCGTAAGTCAGGATTAAACGATACTATTGAAAACGCAGGCGTAATGCTTAATCATCTTGAAGGCATTAAAGATTATGCGGGTGGTAAAAAAGGTTATTTAATGGATAACTTTTTAACGCAACAAGTTAAAGATACTATGGGACAAAAGTATGCTCCGGGAACTTATAGTGAAACTCAGTTTAATACAATGGCTCGTAGCATAGCCGATTCATATTATGATGATTTTGAAAAATCTTTTGATGCAGAAGCTGATGCAACTAAAACGTTTTTTCAAAATAACGATGCTGAAATGTATAAAAGCAATCGAGCAAAACTAGCAGGAGACAAAACACTGGGAGGAGGAATGAACAGCTTTATTAAAAATCTTCCAATTCTGTCCTCTTTCACAGGTGACATGAGTAAAGATTCTATTAGAGCAAATCAAGATGCTTTCCGACTTGCAGCTATTGGTAGTAAAGATGTGGAAGGAAGCCGAGAAAAAAGTTTAAAAGGCTATCAAGAAGTTCTTGCTAAAACAAAAAGCACAGCACTTGCTGATTTTGTTACTCAGCAAATTACAGATACAGAAGGCGCACAAAAATCTTTAGGTCAGCCAGCACTTGTATATACTAACGAAACTATTCAGAGAGATGTTTTCGACAGTATAACCGGTGAGGTAACTGGGTCAGAAACTATTATACAGCAAACAGGTGTAAGCTCTGTTACTGGAGCGGTAGAAAGTTTTGAAGAAATAAACGCAAATGGTGCTGTTTCTACACGAGCTAACACGCCTCCTCCTACACACTTAGAAAACATAGCTGCTGTAATAAGTGCTGATAAAACAACAGAAGGTTCGGTATTTTTGTCAGGCCGCCCACCTTTAGAAGTTAAACTTCTTAATGATAGACGCAAACAACTTATAAATAAAGGCGGCTATGCTTCTTTAAAAGGAGACTCGCTTACAACTTTTAACCAAAACCAAGACGATGTTTTAGCAGCCCAGATTGTGTTAGGCGGGATAAATGCAAGAGATGAGCAAATTGGTTCTCGTTCAGTTGGTAATAAAATTGCTTTTCAGCTTCAGTTGATGGACGCAAACCTCCCGATTGAACAAAGAATGAATACTAAAGTAGGTAAAGGAAATATTTTTAATACTTTAAAAGCTTACTCGGACATGCGAAATCAAAAAGGTACAACTGTTCAGGTTCCTCCAGAAAGTTTAGCAGCCGTGAATGATTTCTTTGAACGAAATTTAGATTCAGCATATGCTGAGTTTTTAGAAATGAACCCGCCTGAAAGAGCAGCTCTTATTAAAAGTATGAATAAAGATGGGTATAATGATTTTGTAAAAGTAAAAAAAGACAAGACGACTGAAGCAATGTTTCCTCTGTTTAAAGGGTTTAAAATTAAAATGCTTGAATCTGTAGACGCTAACTCTGCTACTCTTTTAGACTATACAATATCTCCTGACATCGAAGTTAAACCCGACACTACAGTTATTCTAAATCCTGAAAAAGACCCTAATAAAGTTGTAGCAAGTTCTTCTTTTGATATGAGCACTTTGCCTGTTCCTCCTCAAAGAAAACAAGGAACTCTTTTAGCTAGTGCTCAAAAGAAACAGTATAGCAAAATAATGCGACTAGATAAAACAATTAAAAATGATACTGAAACATTAGGAAAATTTAAAAGTAACTCAAACATAACTCCAGCTCAAAGTTCTATTGTAGAAACTAGACTAAAAAGAAATACAGCTCTTCTTAACAAACTTTATACGTCATATACAACTGAGTATGCCCCGGCTGAACTTTAATTAAAGGATATTAACAAATGGCAATAGAAATTATCAATGGTAAAGTTGTAAGAAGCGGCGAAGATGAAACAGTTTACTCGCCAGAACAGCTACTTAAAACTAACACTTCTATTCACGAAGGCACTTCTATTACGGAGTATGTAACTAATCCTTTGGTTGTGCAAAAGTTTGAAAACTTAATGGATTATATGGGGGAAAAATCTGGGTTAGCAGATGCTTTTATAGACCCTGCCGGACTTGTAGGTTCTGACGATATTGCTGAAACAATGCGTGACTTTGAGAATAGACTAGGTACAAAAATCTCAGCAATTAAAAATCTCAAAGATGCTCCACAGGATGTTAAAGAAGATTTAAACTATCTTCTTCAAACTTGGGAGAAAGCTTCTCCGCAGGGCGCAGGCGAGTGGGCAGAGTCTATTTACGAAAATGCTGCTGATATGCTTATAAACCCTGAAACTTTTGCGACCGTAGCTTCTGCTCTGGTAACGGCTCCGGGCGGTGGTGTAGGTGGTATTGCTACTAAGACAGCCGCAGCAGCAGCTAAAACAAGAGCAACTAAAAAACTTTATGATATGCTACAGCTAGGACGAGCAGCGACTGAAAAAAATCCATACAAAGCTGTTGCTGCTATTACTGCTGTTCATGGAGGTACTGATGATTTATTGCGCCAAGACCTTGAAATAACAACAGGCGCTAGAGAAGAAATAGATTTAGGCCAAGCTGCACTTACAGCCGGTGTTAGCGGCGTAATCGGCGCAGGTATTGTTGGAGGCGGTGCTTATCTTTCAAAAGGCTACAAGGCTTTACGTAGAGAGACAGACCTTCCTGCTTCTGCTAAAACTCCAGATACAGATGATGAAAGATATGAAGAAGTTAAACAGCTTGATTTATTTGATGAAGATACAGATGAAAAAATCTTAGCTGCTTTAGATGCGCCCCGACTATCTGACGATGCTGAAGTTGGTACGCAAGGAACTTTATTTGATATTGATGATGCTGATGAGCCTGTTGTTGTAGAGGTTAATAAGTTTGTGTCTGGTTTAGGTGGCGGAGAACAGACAACAAAAAAAGTTCTTAGTCAAATACGTGCTGCTGCAAACAACGAAACTACAGGAAAAGGCAAGCGCTCAGCGATACGTCAAGTTCTGTATAAAACTGCTGCAAACCTAACTTCTGATTTTTACGGAAAAACAGCAGGCGTATTAACTCCTTTTACTGCTGTATCAGGAACTGCTCAACAGCTACAAAAGAAAATGCACAGTGAGTTTGGCACTAGCTTTAAAACTCAAGAAACTGTAATAGACAAAGATTTATTTGAAGTTCAGCGAGAAGTGACTGGACGATATAACGAAACCTTTAGAGGAATTGTAGACGAACTTTCATTAAGTAACTTTAACACTAAGCTTGCTGACGACGTAAACGCAGCTTTAAGTTTAAGCCTAAGAAGCACAAAGCCTATTAAACATGAAGGCTTTGACGACAGCATGAACAAAACAATTAACCGTGCGGCAACCCAAGTCAGAGAGCTTTATCAGGAAATGGGCACTAGACTTAAAGACATTGGAACCATTAAACAACTTAATGAAAACTATGTGCCACGTATGTGGAGCCGTAGTGCTATTGAAAAAGACCCTAAAAAACTTGAAGCTCTTTTTATAGAAAAAGCAGGAATGTCTGCAAAGGTAGCTAAGTCAACTGTTAAAAACATGTTAAACAAAAACGAACAGATTGATTCGGGCAGCGGCTCTGGTCATTTCTTTTCTGCTAAGCGTAAGATAAATGAAATTGCAAATGATGCAGACTTCGAAGAGTTTTTAAACTCAGACATTCTTGCGTCTCTACATGCTTACACCTTTCAGGCAGGTAAGCAGATTGCAAAGCACCGTGTTTTAGGAGTTACAGATTTTAAAGGTTTTGACAAATTTTATATTAAAAGAATTAAAAAAGAAGTAGAAGCGGCAGGCGAAGTGTTTACAGCAAAAGACGCTAAAAAACTTGAGCAACTTTATCGTACTCAGACTGGCGAAGGTCTTGACCGCTTTGGTAAAAAGATGCAAACGGCTGCTGATGCTTATAGCTTAACAAACCGTGTTGCATATCTAGGTCTAGCTACTGTGTCAAGTTTAACAGAAATAATGTTAAACGTTTCGAAGGGCGGAGTACGCAATAGTGTTAAAGGTTTAGGAGA